AAGACTCAAGCTCAGATTCACTCTTAGGCAGCTTAATTTCTTTCTGCGCTGTCTTCTGAAGCTGTTCTTTCAAGTCATCAATTTGCTTCTGAAGATCAACTTGCTGCTTCTGAGAATGACGACGCAAATCGCCATAGCGCTTCTTGAATGTCTTTTCTTCAGCGTTGAGATTGCTATCGTCTTCTTCAGCAGCCTCAGCAGGCGGTTCCGCTGCCTTAGGCTCTGCTAGCTGTTCTTCTAGCTGCTTAAGCTCTTCTTCGTCTTTCTTAATCTTGTCCTCAAGCGTATTGCGCTTGCTCATGAACGAAGCCACTTTGGCTTGTTGAATAACCACTTCACTCATATCTATTCCTTTCTATGGGGCTGTGTGTGGCCGCTATTAGCGGGGAAACAGGTGGCCTATTATATGTCTATTTCATCGTGAAGCTAGTCCCTTTCCTTTAGATTTCTTAGCTGGTTTCTTTTGTTTGCTGACAAAACCGCCCTTTGCCCACATTCCGCTATCGTTGCCGCCATAGCCACCGCTATCAGAGCCGCTATAGCCGCCACTATCCGATCCAAAATTGCCAGTAGAGTCAAAACCACTCATACCAACAGAATCAGCAACGGAATAGCCATCAGATGCTGTTGGTGCATCAGTACCGCTAGGAACAGAAGAAGAATAGTCTGTTACAGGAGAAGACACTGCTGCTGGTGGTGCTGGTGCTGGAGCAGGCTCAGGTGCTGGTGCTGGTGAAGCATCAAACGGACCACTCAATGAAAGATCGGGCATGTCTCCCCAATTTCCTCCAACAATGCCACTGGGTCCGGGGCCTGTTGGGGTAGGAGCAGCGCCAGCAGCGCCGCTTTCAAGATAGTCTGACATCACTTCAGCAATGTTTAGAGCATTAGGCGCAGGCATACTTGAAGACGGCACAGAGCGATCAACAACAGGTGTCATCTGCGCTTTAATGTTTGTACCAACTGTTTTACCGGTTGCCAGCAAAGATGCCAGTTGAATAGGCAAAGGCGTAGCTACGTTAGCTATCTTACCTAACATATCACCTGTGGTAATAATACCAAATGGTGTCTGAACTTGACGCAATGCACCAGTTTCATCATAGAAAAAGCTTGATCCTTTAACACCTTCTGGACCCGCAGGCGCTTGTACATCAGAGCCACCGGGACCGCCGCTATCACCACCACCTTCAGGGATTTTCTTCTTCTCTTCAGCTTCTTTTCCAACAAGCTGTTCCGTAGGCTTATCCGTTGGTGTAAAGCCATCAGGAATAGGCGTCATCGGCTTGCCATTAAAGAATGTCACATACATCATGCGCCCATCTGAGTGCTTGTAATAGCGCACATCAAAGACGGGATTCTTCGGAGCCTTTGTCATGTCAAAGCCGGAAAGCCACGGCTGAGAGCCTACAGCGCCTCCTTTGGCAAAGGCTTGCTCTGTTTGGCCTTCAACACCTTCCACTTCAGCCATGATGTCATCAATGTCGCTTTCAAAGCCTTCGGTGTCTTCTTCCTCTTCTTCTTCGCCTTCTTCAAAGCTATCGTCAGCCTTTTCACCAACAGCTTCAGCATTGCCCATCTGACCAATTTCAGCCATACGACGCAAGCCTTCTTTAGCATCGTCACGAAGCTTCATAAGGCGCTCTAGGCCGATGAAACGGACAACGTCAGCAGGCAGGACAAACTCACCCTCTGAAAGCTTTGCAGGGATGTCATCAGCCACTTCATTAGGCAAAGAGCCAATGGGAACTTCGTTGCCTGTTGTAGGCTCTACAGCGTTGCCGCCGTCTTGGAAGCCGGGAATGCTCGGTTTATTTGTCCCCATTTTGAATCTCTTCCTTCAAATATTTAAGCGTCTTCAAAGCTGCAATGGAGCCTTGTGCTCTGTACATGTCAGCAATCTCTGTAGACTGCTCCAGCTTATTCTGGTAGATGGTGATGTAATGTTGCAGCATTTCTTCAAAGCTGTTCCATTGCATTGGCTGAGCCAGCAAAGCTAGCTTCTTAGCCCACGGTTTTTGTAGCATCACACTCATTACTGTACATATTTCCAAGAATAACCATAAGCCATATTTCTTTTACCATTTGCTACCATCGTTATCTTAGAGCCTTGTTTTCCTAAAGAACGGGCAGCGTCAGAAACAGACTTAAACAGGACACCATCACTTCTCATAACAGGCTTTGATAAAGCTGCTGCTATTTTTTGTTTAGCTGATTCAGACATCACTAAAGATTTTGACTGCTTCAGCATCTTTTCTCTAAATTCTGGTGTCTTCCACTTTTCTTTAAGCATTTCCGATACAGCTTTTTTAGCTTTTTCTCTGTATTGGTTTAATACTTTTACTGATTGTTCTTTTGCCTTTTGAGAAAGTTTTTTGCCTTTTTTAGCGTCTGAAGCTTTCTTTCGCATTTCTGCTGAAGAAAACTGTTCTTTTGTTTTAAGGCTTCTCCACTCTTTCATCTCTTCTGTCCAGATATGTCCTGAAGAACCTTCTCCACCTCCAGTTGCATTAACTAAGCAACCTTCTTCTAAATCTCTTCTTCCATAATATGAAATTAAATTTTGTTCTAACTCAAATGCATACCATTCTTGTAATCCAACTTCAACAAACTCTACTATGTATCCGTGTTTATCTACTATATTTTTCCAGAATTTACTTCTTTTTGTTTTATGGTATGCTCTTTTTCCCGTTCCTTTACCAACATAGAAAACTTCACCAGTAGTTTTCTTTTTATGTAAGTAAACGTAAAAATCCATTTTTATTGCATTTCTGTCGGCACACCTTGGCCACCAACATTACCTGAAAACCCCGGTGCTCCCGGACCCGGAGCCATTCCAACACCCATCATAGAGCCACCACCTCCGCTAGTGTCTGTGGTAGCTAGATTACCTGCCGGAGGTTGTTGTACTCCCGGCGCTGCCCCTCCTGTAGGAGCCGGTGGGGGCTGCATCTTTTGCAATACAAGTGCTTGTTTTGCTGCCTCATCCATATTGTTTGCAACAAGGTCAGGGTCCAAGTCCATGCTCATAGCAATCTGACGCACAATGTACGGCAATTTTGCAAAAGGAGCAAGAATCGGATTTTGCACAACTTGTAAAAACTGTAAAAGACGTTGACTTCTCACCTCATTTTGTGCAAGGCTTTCCAATCCTCTAGCCTTCACTTCCAAATCACCAACAATAGAGGAATCAGCGTCAAACTGCATATTAAATGCAAAGAATGCTTCACCAATGGGACGAATTAGATAGTCATCGACGTTCTTAATCACTGTCTTGATGCCACCAGCAGCAGCATTCATCAGCATAGAAATGCCTGATGCTGTTCTGCCAACACCGCTGACACCTGTTTGACCGTGTGAGAACGAAGGCATACCCGTTGCTTCATCAGCAAGCACACGAGCCTTGTCGAATAGCTGTAGGTTTTGCTGAGCTACGTTAGGAAAGGATGTCCCAAAAATGGACTGACCCGGTGCACCGCCTTGCCTGCGAAACACTTTACCGGGGTAGATGGTGAGGTCTTGACCGGGCACCATATTTGTCTCATCCACTTCAATGAGCAGGTTGCCTGACAACACAGCGTTGTCCACAGCCATTCTCATGAAGCCATTCATAAGCGTCTGCGTATCGTCCATATTCTCTGCAATGCCCACACCGAACATCGAATAAGGATTGATTTCGTATGGCACTACATAGTAGGGGATACGAGACGGCTTAAATGGGTTGAGGACAAGGCGCAGAACTTTACCACCACAATACCAAATGTTTGCTTGGATTTCTACGCTGTCCTCAAGCTCTTTAGGAATGTCAATGTCGTTCTCTTTCAGAAGCTCAACATCAACACTGCCCCAAAACTCCAACACTTCCCAACGCTCAACTTCAGCGCTGGGGCTATAGTCATTCAAGTCATCTTCCCACCACTCTTTAATGTAGTTGGGGCCTTCTTGAACAACGCTGTCAATAACATTGTTTCTGAACATAGGCCGACGCTTCAGCGCCAGCATTTGCGATTTATTTAGTTTGTGTCGCTCCACAAAATAGGAACACTCCTCCATATTAGCCGCGTCTGGGTCAGGATAGCTGTTCCAAACGCTGACATGCGATGTTTGTGGCATCGTCTTAATGACAGGAGTGTATGTACCGTCTTCTCCCCACTTAGGGTATTCTTTGTCAACAGCGAATGGCCCCTTCATCACCCCTGTACCAAAGAGAGCCATTTCAAAAGCAGCGCCACGCAAATGCTTATCAGCACCACTTTCTTCAAGCTGGTCTTTAATCTTCTTTTCCATCTTCTTCGCTGCAACCATTGCAGGGCTAAAGGTGATGGCAGTGGGGGTAACACCGGGGCCTTCTTTGACATCCAGACCTTCAAAGGCATCCTTCAGAGGCCCAAGACGCTCCATAAGAGACTGCGGTGTTGCCCCCGGAGGAAGCTCCTTGCCGTCGCCTTTATAGCCAAACATCGTGCCCAAATCTGGCTCGTTCATGCCTGCTTTAGGCGCGTTTGGATTGGCCTCGATGTGGACATGCTCTGCCACACCCTCTGGAAGCGTTGTAGGCTCTACAGACAGCGGAAAGCTGTTGTTGGCAAAGAGAACATCCGTCACTTGCCCATAAGCAGCAAGCACCTTTGTTTTTGTAATTTTAAGAAATACACGAGACTTCTCAGCCTCAGTGAATTTCATGTCATTTCCGTAGATGCCTCTATATTGCCTATACGAGCGCAACCAACGCTCTTCATCAAAGCGACGAGCCGTTTTAGAACGCTCAAAGCGCTCGTCAATAAACGACATAATGCCATTCCCTTTGAAAGCGTCGTTGTATGCTTGCTCAGCGTCAGGCAAGCCAACGGCTTTGTCGTCGGTAAATGGGGTATCAGGTGTTTTTGCCATAATGTTTTATGTTATATCACCAACCAAAAACAGGGTCAACCACATTGTACCCTTGTTTCTGGTGATTATCAAATTCAAAAATGCCCCGGCTACGCGGACGAGACATTACGCCGTAACGTACAGCGTCCACTGTATGATCTGACGAATATTTTGTATCTACGTCTTCTGGATTATTTTTGTCAAGAGGGATCGTCGGAAGATCAGCGATAAGCTGTGTACAGGTATTAAATATAACCATTCTAGGTTTTTCTGTAAACGTATCTATTTGAAGCCTACGATGAATTTCATTCTTACCTGCAACACGGCTACCAGCGCTTCTGTCAGCAGGACGCCAGCGACAGCCCTTCATTATCATTCTTTCAGCAATGGAAGGGCCTGTGTCTCCCCTCTTATGCCATGTAGAGCTATCAAGAACACCATATCTGATCTTCTCACCAGCTTCAGCCTGCAACACCATCATTGCCAAGTCTTCAGCAAGCACTTTGGTGACATATAGCTCTCTATACACCACCAAAGACTCATCAGGAGCCACAGCAAACCACAACACTGCTGACCAGCTACCATAGCCATAGTCACATGCTCTGAATCTGGGCCATTCTGAAGGGATGTTGTAGGGTTCTACGACATGTATGCGGCGATTGAACTCAGGAAACGCCGCACCTTCAGCAATGTCCCAGTTGCCTTCAAGCAATTGCTTACGTTGATGCTCTGGCAAAGACAACAGCATCGTCTCATAGTCGCCTGTCGTTGCCAAATAGGGGTTGTCAATGAGTCTGGCAGGGATGAAACGACGCTTAAACAGAGGCTGACCAGCTTTGCTGTGCCCTTCAGGGTACACCATCGTCTCCCCTGTCTCGCTGTCAGTGGCCCAAAAGGCATCACCGGGCGGGGCAGGGTCAATGAAGAGCTTTTTTACCCACGCATGACCCCTATTACCGGGGTTGGTGGATGCTCTCATGTACACAGGTAAGTCAGTGGCTGTAGAACGCAACCGACTTCGCATATAGTTCCACGAAAACGGCGTAGGCCACTGCGTCAACTCGTCAAAACCAATCCATGTGAAGCTCAAACCTTGATACCGAAGCACATCTTCGTCTCTATCAAGGTATGACATCCACAAACGAGCCCCAGAAGGAGCCGTCCATTGCATCTTTCTCTCACTCCAGACAATGCCGGGAATGATTTTTGGATAGAGTTCTTGACTCTTCCAAATAAGTTCTCTCAATTCCTCTGTTGTATGACGCAACAACAGCCCTGAAAACTGTGGATGACCCATATAGCGCATAGGGTCAGCCAACATAGCATAGCTTTTCCCGCCTCCAGCAGCACCTCCGTACAACACTTCTCGCTCAGACGCTGCTAGAAACGATGTTTGTGGCCCCGGATTGGGCTTGAAGATGATGTTTTCAGCTTCTAGGCTCTCCGGTATCGCTACTTCCTTCCCAATCTCTACTAAGTGATTGGTAGAAGGTTTCGTAGAACCATCCTGTTTGCTCTGCTTGCCCGAGTCTTTCTTCGTACTTGGCCGCGCTCTGGAGCGCTTTTTTGTACCGCTCAGCAAGGGCTCTATAGAATCCACGTTTTTTTCTCCTTGCCACTTCGCCTTTAAGTCGCTTACTTAAGCCGTCTCTAGAAATCTTCCTTCCTGTTTGCTTTGTCAGCCATGCAGACACCTCTGTGTAAGAATATGTCTTCAGGTATTTCTTAGCCTGCTCCAGAGCATCTAGCTCTTTAGGGATGGGCTGTAGCAATGTGTTGTCAATTTCGTCTACATAATACCCAAATGGTATTTCAACATTCTTCTTCAGCCTCGGTATTGCAACATACTTACGTTTCTGAATGGGCTGAGGAAGAATCCAACTACCTAAATCTGGCTCTCTCATTCCTTAGCAGGCAACACCATTACACCACCAGACGCTGTCACTTCCACCTTCTCAGTTTTGATGAGGCCAGCGCGGTCAAGCAAGTCCGTTGCAGCCTTCAGCTTCTCTTTCAAGCCAAGTTCTGTCGGGTCTTCAATACCACCAATGACAGCCATAGCAGCACGAGGCGCATTCGTAGCAATGTACATGCGCGTAGCTTCAATGATTTCGTCTTTGAGCGTGTTTGTCACCATCCTCGTTGGATAGTCAGGGCTATACCCAGCAGCAGCTTTAGCCTTGAGCAAATTGCCCTTACATTCGTCAGAAAACAAAAGCTCTAGAAAACGCTTCTGTTGTTCCGTCAATTCTTTTTTTGTCATGTGTTGTCCTTGTCAAGAACGCATTTATATCCAACCTGCACTGGCATTCCATTAGCCATGAAATATTCGTGTATGCGTTTTACTACGGCTAGTGCATCAGTTTTACACTCTTCCTCTGTTTTGAAATGTTCCTGTGGGTTTCTTGTAATTTCCTTACACTCTTGTGTTGCCATCAAACACACCAGCCACATTGCGTAGAACATATCTAGAGCCTTTCAGCAAAATATTCTTCCACCCTCACAGACACTGTAATAGCGCTATTAGCACTTGCTACAGCAGTGATTTTATCATTCTTATCCAGAAACAACGGCTGTGTAATTTGCAACGTGCTGTTGGCTTTCATATCAACATCACCAAACAGCACATAAGACGTAGCCGTTGTTGCTTCTCTCCAACTCACTGTCACTCTGATAGAGCCATTTGTTTTATTGGCAATGACAATGGAAGAGACATTGGCTTTGAAGGCAGCAGGAACAGCATAAACATCTGCTGTAGACGTTGTCAACTCCTTCGCCACTGTCCTATTCTTGTTTAGCATATTATGTCAAATCCCAGAATGAGAAGGTGGCAATGGCACTTTGCGTACCCGACAATGTTCTGGCAGCAAGTGTGTATATATCGCTGACACCAGCAATGGTGCTTCCAAATTGTAAATCAAAGTTGTAGTCTTCAGAATTGGACACGGATGAAGATGTCAACGTTGACTCTCTGACATAGAGGCTATCAACAATAATACCACCTGTCATTGCTGTTGCTGTCACATCAAACTCAACATTGTTGGAAGATGTCTGAGCCCACGACGGACCTGTCAGCGTAGCATTCTTCACAAGCTGTATTTCAAACGTTGTTGATGCTGACGCTGTCGGTAACACTCTATAGCCATCATGAATGACAACAGCATTGGGTCTTGTTGGATCAAGACGAAGAGACAACAAAGGCACCAGCGTTGTTCCAACGTTAGTGTTAGATGTTGTCATTCTACCTATTTGTAGCTTCACCTTCTTTTCATAGCCACCTTCGCTGATGACGGTGCTACAAATTTGTCGCATTGTCCTGCTGCCATCAGTAGCACCAGTGTTTGTTATTTCATAGCGAATAGGCAAAATAGCCGTTGTCATGTAAACAACTGCGAGATTGTTTGCATGATGGAACGTGTGCGCTACAATGAATTTACCATTGATGACAAAGCCAATTCGGACACTTCCTACGCCTAGCCATTCAAAGTCTTGCCAAAGAATCTGCGACTTTGTCAAATCAAGCGTATATCCGCTAGGGCCTGTGCCATCCAACCTATCGCCATTCCAACTCGCTTGAGCAACAGACGTATCAACCACACCACCACTAGCGTAGCTGCGACGAACAAAAGAAGTGGTAGCACCAGATCGCTCAAGGAATACACCATTTTCTGATGAGAAATAGCCTACACGGCAACGCAAGTTGGCATGTGCTGCTGGCATGACAAACGTGTTCATCACCAACAAGCTCTTGCCGGGTTGATAGGCAAAGCTACGAAGGCTCTGACGTACAACCTCGTCTCCAGATGCTGATGTTACATTCATCAACACCGTAGACTCATTTGAGGAATATGTCACTGTAGCACTGCCAGCAACAGCTTCATCAAACAAGCCATTCTTCTCATACCTATGCTGGCTGTCGAAGATGGTGACAGGAGGGCTTACACGAAGCCTCCCAAACGCATCTGCGCTAGTACCACCAACGGAAATGGCATTGCCATCTTCGCTGATGCGTACTAGCGCTGGAAACGACGTTATCGACATTACTTCTTCTTAGCTCGTCGTGCTTCCGACAACGCAATGGCAACAGCCTGCTTAGGACTCTTTACCACTTTGCCACCTTTGCCACTATGAAGGCTACCGGCTTTGAATTCCTTCATCACCTTGCCAACTTTGGCTTGTTGTTTAGGCGACATAGGCATTATTTTTTACCCTTCTGAGCAGGCGGCATAGAAGCACCGCACATAGCCATGCCTCCCTTAGCCATCTTCTTCGTCATACCACCAACACCAATTGATGGTGTTTGTTTAGGCATAGCATTACGCTGTTGTGCAAACATCATGTTTCGTTCATTTGCTGTTTGTCTAGGAGCGCTCATTGCTTGTGTAACTGGTTGTCGTTGTCTTACTCGTTGCATATCTCCTTTTATTTGTTTTACTGGTTGTGGAATTCCAGTAGGCTGTTGCATCTGTTGCATTTGAGCCATCCTAGCTAGTTGAGCAAGTTGAGCAGCAGTGGCTTTGCCATCTCCCAAAGCATTAGTTTGAGCTGCTTGCGCTTGCCCATACTGCATTTGAGCCATCTTAGCTAGTTCTGCTTGCTGTGCCATACCTCCATCAGCATACTTCTTCACCTTCTTCTTCACAGCACCACCCTTGGCATACTTATTCTCTTCGCCCTTCTTGAACATGGCTTCACGTTCCTTCATGACAAGCTGCTCACGAATGCCAGCAGGAATATCAGAAGAAATACCCTTAGGCTTGCCACCACGAGAGATTTCACGAGTAAGTTCATTGATGTCTTCTTCCTTCTTAGACCGAGACATCTTCTCAGCCATCTTACGTGCTTGTGTTTTCATTTACGTTTTCCTTTAGGCATACCAACAGCGATCATCACTGCAACACTACCCTTAGCACCACGAGCAGGCTTGTTAGCCTTGTCGCTCTTCATCATGCATTTCCCAGCCTTCTTGCAAGCAGCAGAGCTAGGACAGCCTTCACAAGGCATAAACTTCTTCGCAGCCATTATTAACGCTTTCCTTTCTTCATTGCAGGCTTCTTGACAGCGCCGCCTTTACGCATAGCAAGCTCTTGAATTTTGCTCTCATAAGCAGCTTCATTCTTAGCCTTGATGCGGGCAAGAGCTTCTTTGTGGTCTTCCTTGTTTTCACCAGCAAGCATAGTGTTGTACTTCTTGCCATTGAATTCAAACGTAGTCTTACCAGCAGCACGAGCAGCCTTAAACTCTTTCCCAAACGGAGAAAGTTCACCACTACGTGTCTTCTTTGCTGGAGCAGCCCCAGCAAAGCCCTTAGAAGCCTCTGTAGCAGCTTCTGGACGCCTAGACGGGGCTTCCTCACTAGGAGCAGCAGAAACACGCTTAGGCGTCTTTTCTTCACCATCCATAGCAGCAAGACCGGCAGCACCAGCAGCACCAATACCCAACGCAGCTTTACCAGCTACGCCTTTACTGGCTTGTGGACTAGCCCCTCTAGCGCCTGCTCTCATAGTTTCATCAGCAAGACGCTTAGGCCCTACCTCTTCTACCATGCCCATAAACTTCTCACCGCGCTTAGCGCCACGTTTAGCAAGCTGCGATGCAGCCAATCTAGCAATTACTGGTAGTGCCATAACATCACTCTCTGTACTTTTTCACCTTCTCAGCTATTTTCTTCGGCTGAGAAACAAATTGCTGCCCCTTACGCGACCCTTCGCGTTTGGCCTTTGTTGTAGCAGCATACTCAGACGGAGTCAACGCCTTTATAGCCTTTTCAGGCAAATAACGCTCTCCCGTCTCTGACGAAGGCTTTCCACTCTTCGTTTTCCAACGTTGGCCACTCCATTTCGACAAGCTCTTCTGAGCCTCTGTCTTAGGGCCGCTGTAGCTACCACCTTTGTCTTTATAAATTTTACCAGCAAGCTGAGCCTTCCTAGCGCTCCATTCTCCAGCGTCTCCTCCTTTGCTGCCTGCTTTGACAGAAGCAACAACAGATTTCCATAGTTTGTCATTAGTGCGTGCCATAGTTGTCCACTACTTGTTTGCAAATTGCAACAAAAGCTTCATAGCTTAAGTCTTGCTTGCAATTATTTACTTTCCATGTTGTTAGGCAGACATTGTCTTTTGTGTAGCCCCTAGAAGAATCTTTCCTATCTACAGATAGTGTATTATGACTTCCCGACGACAATTCTAGTTTTTCTCTTGTGTAAGAACACAGCCCTTCTTGTTTTTCGTAAATTTCTACTAAAAACTCTACGTCAAAATCTATTTTTAAGTTTTTAACTCTTACACGACGTTGTAGATATCCATATACTCTTTTACACGCCCTTAAAACATTCGTGCTGTCTCTTCTATAGCGTTTGTTTCTGTCATTATTACAGTCTTTGCAATACGACATTTTACCATTAGGTTTGTTTTTATTTGAAGTAAAAAGACTAACATCTTTTTCTTCTTTACAAACTGTGCAGACTAAACGCATCACCACTTTACCTTGTCAGCCCAATAGGCCGCTGACATCTTGCCTTTAGCAATGTTACTGGCGTGTCTGGATTTGAAGCTTTCACGACGCTTTCTGTAAGAATCACTTTCACCTTCTTTGGCAGGACTACCGCTAACACCTTGCTGACCAAATCGGATTGTCTTCACTTTGTCGCCTTCTTTGGCAACAACAACATGACTCTTCTTTGGATGCTCTGGTGTACGCTTAGGCTTATTATAGCCACTTACACCAGCTTTAACAAGCCTAGCATCTTTCATTATTTCATCTCTCCATTGCTCTTACGCTTGAAGCTCTTGTTCTTAGAAGGAGCCTGCACTGTCAAATTGCTCATGTCATTGCTGCCGCCTTTAGACAACGCCTTCTTATGAGCAACATCCTTGCCTCTTACATCAACACCAGCAGCCTTCAGCTTAGCTCTAGCAGCATTGCGCTTAGCTCTGTCAGCAACAACAGAAGGCTTGCCGTCATACTCGTCGTATTGACGACGATAGTCGCGTACAGACTTTCCGTTAATGGTTTTGGTGTAGGGCATTGTTGTTTACCTATGTAGGCTGTCGTGTTTGCCTCAGGGCTGCACCGGGAGGTGCCAGAAGGAATAGGTGAATGTTGAGAAGACAACACTGGATATGCTCCGCATAGCTGTGTCAACGTCTCCGTCTGTTCACCTTTCCTTCATACCAACCTTCAGCTCTCATTGCTTTATCAACAAGTGGAAGAGGAAACACATATCCCGTATGCGCTTCCATTGCTGCTTTGACGTAATAAACAT